TGCTGGAGCTGCTAACCGGGCTTGAACCGGTGACCTCGTCCTTACCAAGTAATCAAGAAAGCTCTATTTTCCTAGCTTTGCGCTTGATTACAACACTAATACAACCCTTATTTTGTGTGATTGCTCGTGCTATTTTACCAGCTTTTTCATCTCGTTGGACAGCTCTGCCCAGTTCTGACCTGAGTGATTATATATGTCAGCGGTCGTTTCATACTTGGCATGACCAATGATTTTTTGAAGCTTCTCAGGCTGCATACCGCAGTCCGCTGAAAGGGTGGCGAAAGTGTGACGGCAGCAGTGTGGCGTTATCTCTGTGTCATACTTTTCAGTGTTCCTGCCGCTTTTCTGTTTTGTAACAGTTGGCGGTGGAATTATGCCGCATTCAGCAAGTGCAGGATAGAAATTGCGCTTGCGAAAATTATTTGTGTCGCCATTAAGTAAGAACTGCGTCTGGCTTTCGTTATACCAGCTTTCGACAAAGCTTTTTATTTCAGGTATCTGCGGCGGCAGAGGAACTATTCTGTCCTTTCCAGCTTCAGTCTTGATACCGCCGATTATGTAACCCTCGTCAAGATGTACGTTCTCTTTCTGTATACTGAAAACCTCACCAATGCGAAATCCTGTATATATCATGAACAGTATGACCTGAACGGATCTGTCAGAGGAATGCGCCCATAGTTTATCACGTTCTTCACTCGTGAAGATACGGCGTTCTTTCTTGACTTCTTTTGGCAGGACGATAAAGCTTGCATAGTTCTTGTCGATAATATCATTTTGTTCTGCGTACTTGCAGAGCTGAGAACATAGCTGCTTGATTTTCGCACACTGTGAGCGGCTGAAAGCTTTTGCACAGTCATCTATACAGCGCTGGTAATCTGCTGTTTTAAGGTCTGCTATCTTTCTGCCTGCGATACTGTCAAGATATCTCCAAGCCGTCTTGTAGCCCTGCTCGCCGCTTTTGGTGAGGTTTTCAAAGTGCTTTTCACTCCATTTTTGGTAAACCTGAGCAACTGTCAGAGTACCATATGGAATTTGTGTGCTGTTGAAATATTTGTCGATAGCACCCTGAGCCTGCGTTCGTGTTTCGTATGCGCCAAGATATCTTCCCCCTGCTCCCGATATGGTTTTAGGGGCATAAGCAAGATAGTGGCGCAGTCCGTTTCTTTGGTCAAATCTTATCGTGCCTGTTCCTCTTGCTCTGCGGCGTGTTTTCCTTTTTGTGGTTTCCTGTTTCTTACCGCAGTGGTTACAAAACGGGGACCCCTCTGGAATTTCCCTGTGACATTTCTTACATAGCATAAAATATTCCTCCTATTTTCTTGACATATCTAAAAATATGCAGTATAATAAAAGGGCAAAATTCGCCCTTTCTTAATGGGTTAGTGTGAATTTTAATCAAGCTGATACTGTCAATATCAGCTCACCGTCCTCTGAGTGTTTGCGGCACTCAGAGGATTTTTTTTATTTTAAAGCTGTATAATTATAGTTTCAGTATCAAAGCCGTCAGACCAATCATCGGAATTAAAGATATGAAAACTGAATTCAAAAGTTTGCATATCGTCTTCGGATATAGAATTTTCCTCTAATGACCAACTATTAATTCCTATTGAATCATTTGCTTTTTTACCTGCATTGACATCCGCAGACATTGTTGTGTCAACCATAAAGCCGTTCGCAGAAAAATCACGAACCTGAACTGTATAATTTGTGCTCGTGCTATTTTCAATCAGTACTTTGATTTCTGGACCAAATATACTGCTTGTATAATCCATACCAGTAAAGGTAATCTTAATTCCGTTATTATCAAACAAAACTTGATCTTTGGGTTCTTCAGCAGTAGTTGTTGTAGTGGTGGTAGTAGCTTTAGTGGTCGTAGTAGTCGTTGTTGTGGTAGGCTTTTCCGTCGTTGTTGTCATTTCTTCCGTCGTAGTCGTAGTCTCCGCTGTGGTTGTCGTCGTTGTGGTTTCCTCTGATGTTGTAGTAGTGGTAGTTGTTGCAGTAGTGTTTTCACTTGAAGATGAGCTGTCACCACTTCCACAAGCGGACATTCCGCAAACGAGCGATAATGCAATTACTCCAGCTATAAACTTCTTCATAAAAAACTTCCTCCTTGTAATTCAATAATTTCCGACATTTGTAAACAATTTATTGAAATCATTTACAATGTCTTAAATTGGTGATATAATGTATTTGTAATCATGCAGGAGAAAATTCTGTGTGCTATCCCTGTCAGTATTTGCGGTACTGACGGGGACTTTTTTTATATCACCCTGTTATAGTATCCATACAATTCACAGACCTTGACCATAAAATCTTCGGTCACATCGAAAAACTCGGCAAGCTCCCATATTTCAAGGATGCCATTTTCAAAAGCCTCTATCAGCTCGTCCTCTGTGACGAGCTTTTTTATTGCCCATTTGTCCGCACGAAACTCCATTCGAGAACGAAGTTCCAAAGTCTTTTCATTATAAAATGCACCTGTTTCACAATGCCCCAGCTCGTGAGCCATTATGACAGTTTCTTCTGCTCTCGTGGCGATTTTCTTAGTGTCTACCACAATCGCACATTGCCCTCTATCGCTAATGGATATGGACTTCTGCTCATTTCTTAATTTTCCGTCGATAACTATAATGTCCCTGTCCTCCGCAAAGCTGCGTAGTTCAGCACTATCCATATGTACCGCCTCTATTCTTTGTTCTTTTTATCCTCTCTCATCTGACGTGCTATCTGAGCGTAATGTTTTACATCTGCCAACACATCATCATCAACGTCTGATGTTCCCCATAGGGCGAACTTGATGTTATCGTCGGTATCGTCTTCGGTCTTTTCACCCCTGAGAATATAATCGGTGGAAACGTCAAAATATTCACCTAATTTCAATAATGTTTCAAAATCAGGCTCTCGCTTTCCTAATTCATACAAACTGTATGCCTGTTTAGTGATATTAAGATAATCAGCTACAACCTGTTGAGATACTCCTTTTTCGTTTCTTAGCTGTCTTAATATATCGTTATACATATTTTTCAACTCCTTGTCATTGATTAAATTATATCAACTTTCTGTTGACTTGTCAATAGTGTCATCAAATTGTTGTCTGAATTTATTGAAAACTCACAAATTTATTTAATTTAGCAACAAAGTGTTGACATTTGAGTTTTTATATGTTATTATATAGACAACAAAACGTTTACAAGGAGGTGAAATAAATGAGAGAATGGTTAAAAACTCTCCGTGAAAACAAGCAGCTTACTCAACAGAATGTTGCCGATATGCTTGGAATATCAAAACAGTATTACCAACTAATCGAAGCTCATGAAAGACAAAAGAAAATGGACATAACGCTTATGACAAAGTTATCTGACATTTTTGGAGTGTCTTTCAATGAGATCGTACAGCAGGAGAAAGCACTTACAGACAAGATTGCGTATAATGAATCTCTTGACATTAATTATACTCAGAATGTCGAAAATGTCAACAGCTAACAGTCCGATTGAATGGACAGAAAATGAGGGGTGAAACATACGGACATACAAAAAGAGAAAAAGGCGATAGCTCGTTTGAAAGCTTTTGAGCCTGCTGACGGCTATAGACTTGCTTACAGTGGTGGAAAAGACAGTGATTGTATCAAGATATTAGCACAGCTTGCAGGAGTTAAATTTGAAGCGGTACACAATTTGACAACTGTTGATGCACCCGAAACTATGAGATACATAAAATCACAGCCCGACATTCGCATAGAAAAAGCCTATGACAATGACGGTAATCACATTACAATGTGGAACCTGATCGTTAAAAAGCTAATGCCGCCAACACGTCTTTTGAGATACTGTTGTGATGAACTCAAAGAACGTTCGGGTAGCGGCAAGGTGCTGATAACTGGTGTTCGCTGGGCTGAAAGTTCTAATCGTAAAAACAATTCAGGTGTCGTTCAGGTACTCAACAAGCCAAAGCATACGCAAAAATTTGCGGACAAGATAGGTGCTGAATATCATGTTTCACCAAAAGGCGGTATCATCTTGAACAATGATAACGACAATGCCAGACGTTTGGTCGAACACTGCTATGCAAAGCAGAAAACGATGATAAACCCGATAGTGGATTGGGATGACAATGATGTATGGGATTTTCTTCATCACTACGGCTGCGAAATTAATCCGCTATATAGCTGTGGATTTAATCGTGTAGGCTGCATCGGCTGCCCTATTGCGGCAAGACATCAGCATGCAGAGTTTCAACGGTACCCGAAGTACAAGCAAGCATATATACGAGCGTTTGACAAAATGGTTGAACGGAGAGTAGCAATGGGAAAACCAACGTCTTGGAAAACAGGAACAGATGTATTTAAGTGGTGGGTTGGTGAAGATACTGCACAAATAAGCTTTGAAGATTTGGAGGCATAAACGTTGAATTTGAAAAAGATAGCGTACTATCTCGGTATTGCGTTGTGTCTAGCAAGTCCGCTTGCATTCGGTATATGTATGCTAATAGGGCTTGACAACACAGTTCCGCTGTCGCTTATGATAACTAGCAATGTTTGCCGGATATGTTCGTTGGAAGCAGAAATGACAGAAAACACAATGAGGAGGTACAAAGGTATGAAACTGTACAAAGTCACAACAATAGACCAGTATCACTATAAAAGGGTGTTCACAGTAGCTGCAAAGAGTCAGTACGAGGCTCTGAAAAAGGCAAGTGTTATTTGTCCTCATGAGAATGTTTTGACTATCGAGGAGGTGGACTAAATGCTCAGAGTAATATCATCGGTAGAAGCGGTGGAACGGCTGAAAGCCGCAGGCTTCAACACAAACGTGAACAGGCTGAACGCAGGGCTCAGACAGGGCGTGTATCCTTTTGGGTGCGCCATTAAGCTTAACGAATATGTGTACGAGATATACTCAACTCTGCTTGACAAGTGGATAGCAGAGAGATCAGAAAGGACGTGAGAAAATGAACAACATGATAGCAACGCTGGAGATCATCAGATATGCGTCAGCCATAGCACTGTGCGTGGCGCTGTTTGCACTGGCAATCTATGGACTATATCGAAATGTTAAAGAAACCGCCGAAACCGCAATCCGTGAGGAACTGGAGAAGGCAATCAAGGAAGCTTCAAAGCCTGTTGTCAAGGTTGAGATACAGACGAAAGGAAAGTGGTAAAGTGTCAGAGGGTATGTTTATAGCCGCAATAATCGGCGCAACAATCGTGATACTAACAGTTTTCTACGCTGTAATACTGTTCATAGCATGTATCATAGACCAGCACAAATGGGAACATAAATGTAGCTGTGATGATGACAGTCACGATGAAAAAAGCGACGGCAGAGTTTAGATTCGCAATGCAACGGATTTGCTATGAATAGCATTGGCTACGGCAAAGAGAACCTGTGAACGACTGCGAAATGCGAAGGCGCTGTTTTGCATAGCATGGAGCAACGGCATAGCAAGGCGAAGCACCGCGCTGGAATAGCATTGAAAGGCAAGGCAGAGGCATGGATTGGTCTAGCAAGGACTGGCAGAGCAACGGCCTAGCGTCGATAAGCAACGGCAAAGCTGTGAGGTGAGGAGCTAGGGCTAGGTATGCACAGCACCGCTTTGATAGGCAAAGGCGAAGCTAAACTGAGTTTCGATAAGCAATGGTGAAGCTAGGTTTTGACACGCAACGAAAGGCTAGGGCATAGCAGGGTGCAGATTGGCGATATTACGCAGAGCAATGGAATAGCATCGCATCGATTGGCTACGGCACTGAGAAGCATAGAGACGCAAGGGAAAAAAATTAACATTTAACGGAGGTCAAAAGACATGAGCATGAAAAAAATCAAAGTAAAGTTGACGTTCACCGAAGAGATTTTGGGAACGGCAAACGCAACAACCACAATCCACGATGAGTATATCGCATCGAAAGCACCTGACGCAAAGAGCCGTGAGGAAGAGATAGCCGCACTTGGTGTAGCGGAAGTGGTCGAGAAGTCCGTGACAGTATTTCCAACATTGGAAGACGGCACACCATTTCTCTGGGACTATCAGGTAAAAGGCTTCTTCAAAGACGCTTGCGGCGTTCTGAAAAAGGTATCAGGCACGGCAAGCTCCAAAATTAAGGCGTACAAGAAAGAGATTGACGGACTTATCTTCGTCGAGGAGCGCAAGATACCATACGAATTCAAAGGCGGCATGGGCGAATGTCAACGGCCATTGAGGGCAAGCACGCCACAGGGCGAACGTGTTGCACTGGCACACTCTGAAACAGTACCTGCAGGAGCGACAGTTGAGTTCACAATCCAGATTCTGAAAGACGATATGGAAACAGCCGTAAGAGAGTGGTTGGACTACGGCAAGCTGAGAGGTATCGGTCAGTGGCGTAACAGCGGCAAAGGTCGCTTTGAGTGGGAGGAAATTGAGAATGGATAAGAAACTCACGAGCGAAGATATCATAAAGGTGGCTAAATGCTGTATAGTAGACAACTGTGGACCATGCCCACTTATGGGTACGGATAATTGCATCACTGATTTCATGAAGCATATTCTCGAATACATGAAAAACGAGCCTGCACCTGCGGCAACAGGCACAAGCTCGGAGGTATCAAAAGATACCAGTTCAATATTACACCTTGATGATAGCACAAAAGCAGCGATTTGTCAAGCATATGATACCGTAGACGAAGCCTGTACAGATATAATCGGTATCTATGAAGTAATGTCTGAGCGAGAACATAGAGCCTTTGACATTGGCGAGGCGTATGGAAAGATATGCAGCACAAGGGATAAGCTTGAAAATATGAGAGGAGAGAACTAAAATGTCAGTAAAAATAAACTCACTTGAATTTGAGAACGTAAAGAAGATAAAAGCCGTGCAGCTTGAGCCTGCAAAGAACGGGCTTACTGTTATCGGCGGTAAGAACAGGCAGGGCAAGACCTCTGTCCTTGACGCTATCGCTTGGGCGCTTGGTGGTGACAAGTATAAGCCGTCCTCTCCTCAGCGTGAGGGGTCTGTTGTCGAACCGCACTTGAAGATCACCCTCGACAACGGTATAGTAGTGGAGCGTTCGGGTAAGAACAGCTCCCTCAAAGTCACCGACAGCACAGGCAAAAAAGGCGGTCAGCAGCTTTTGAACAGCTTTGTTGAGCAGTTCGCCCTTGACCTGCCGAAGTTCATCAATCAGTCAAGCAAGGAAAAAGCTTCAACTCTGCTGAAAATAATAGGAGTGGGCGATACGCTCTATCAGTTGGAGCATAAGGAACATTCACTCTATGACCAGCGTACCGCTATCGGCAGGATAGCTGACCAGAAGTCTAAGTTTGCAAAGGAAATGCCTGTGTATGCAAACGTCCCTGCCGAGCCTGTTTCAGCTTCGGAGCTTATCAGACGGCAGCAGGATATACTTGCTCGCAACGGTGAAAATCAGCGTAAGCGTGATCAGAAAGAATACTACGAAAAGCAGTTGGAGCTTGCTAAGTCTGCCTATGAGCGTGCAAAAGCAAGCTATGAAGCGGCAGTGAACAACTTCAAGCTTGCAAGCCTTGACGCACAAGACCTTGTGGACGAAAGCACAGCGGAGCTTGAAAAGAATATCTCAGATATCGAGGAGCTGAACAAGAAGATAAGAGCAAATCTCGACAGGGAGAAAGCTGAGATAGACGCTGAGGACTACCGTTCACAGTATACATATCTCACTGAGCAGATAGAGGACGTAAGACAGGCTAAAACTGACCTACTCAAAAATGCCGACCTGCCCCTTGAGGGGCTTTCAGTTGAGGACGGAGAACTGCTGTATAACGGGCATAAGTGGGACAGTATAAGCGGTGCTGAACAGCTTATCGTCGCTACCTCTATCGTAAGAAAACTCAATCCTGACTGCGGTTTTGTCCTGCTGGACAAGCTTGAACAAATGGATACCGACACCCTTGAAGACTTCGGGAAGTGGCTTGAAGCACAGGGCTTGCAGGCGATAGCCACAAGAGTTTCTACAGGTGACGAGTGCAGTATCATTATCGAGGACGGCAGGTCAATGGACAATGACAAGGAAGAAAACACAGAAACGAAAACTTGGAAAGCAGGTGCATTTTAATGTATGAGATAACATCAGGAGTTGTAAGCTCCGCACAGAAAGTTGTGATATATGGTCCTGAGGGCATAGGCAAATCCACCTTTGCGGCTCAGTTCCCCGACCCTGTATTTATTGATACAGAGGGCAGTACAAAGAAGCTGAACATCAGACGTTTCCCTAAGCCAACAAGTTGGGAAATGCTCAAAAACGAGGTAAAGGAAGCTATGAACGGCAGGCTCTGCAAGACCCTTGTCATTGATACATTTGATTGGGCTGAACAGCTTTGCATTGAAACGATCTGCTCGGCACATCAGAAGAAAGGCATTGAAGATTTCGGCTACGGCAATGGCTATGTTTACGAAAAAGAGGAGATAGGCAAGTTTCTTAATCTCTTGCAGGAGGTAGTTGACAGCGGTATCAACGTTGTGCTTACGGCTCACGCTCAGATGAGAAAGTTTGAACAGCCTGACGAGCTTGGTGCTTATGACCGTTGGGAGTTAAAGCTCGGCAAGAAAACTTCTTCTCAGATATCGCCTCTTGTGAAAGAATGGGCAGATATGGTGTTGTTTGCAAACTACAAAACATATGCAGTAGCTGTGGATAAGGACGGTAAGAAGTTCAAGGCTCAGGGCGGTGACCGTGTAATGTACACCACACATCACCCCTGCTGGGACGCTAAAAATCGTGACGGACTTCCGTCTGAAATGCCTTTTGAGTATAGTGGTATAGCTCACCTGTTTGCGTATACACAGCCTGCTGAAATGCCTAAGCCTGTGCCGATGCCAAGACGTGTGCAGGAGCAGCTTGCACAGCCGAAAGCAGCACCGCAGCCACCTCATAAGACATCAAACGCAGTGACATTGCAGCAGGCTCAGCCGACAGCTGCACCAAAGGCAGAAGAACCCCTTACAGACCTCAGCGGCTTTGAGGATGTTGCACCACCTATCGTTATCCCTGAGGGCATACCGAAAGCGCTTGCAGACCTTATGAGAGCCAACAACGTAAGCGAATCGGATATACGTCTTGTGGTATCTCAGAGAAACTATTTCCCTTATGATACTCCTATCACAAACTACCCTGACGACTTCGTGCAGGGCTGTCTGATAGGTGCTTGGGAGCAAATGCTGCCGCTTATCAGAGAAAATCAGAAAGTACCATTTTAAAAGGAGGACAACACTATGGATAAATTTATGGAATACGGCTGGGAAGATGAGATAGTCAACGAGGGTGGGGACTTTGTCCCGCTCCCTGAGGGGGACTATGACTTCACCGTTGCAAAGTACGAACGTGCAAGACACGAGGGGTCGGCAAAAGTACCGCCCTGCAATATGGCAAAGGTCACATTCACCATTTGGGGTGCAGAGGACAGCGTGGAGATAACAGAGAACTTCTTCCTTTGTAACAAGTTTGAGTGGAAGCTCTCAGCACTTTTCTTGGCTCTCGGGCTAAAAAAGCATGGCGAGCCGTTGAAAATGAACTGGAACGCTATCACAGGCAAAAAGGGCAAGTGTCACGTCTACGTTGACAACTACAAGAACAAGGACGGTGAGGACAGGCAGTCCAACAAGATAAAGAAGCTCTATGCCTATGACGAGAATGTGACTACCGTTCAGCCTGCTCAGACGCAGACACCGCAGTATAGTCAACCTGCTCAGACAGGTGGTTGGAAAGCCGGTGCGTTCTGATGATGAATTTAAGACCATATCAAAACGAGGCTAAGCTTGCTATACTCGAACAATGGTCTGAGGGAATAAATAAGGTCCTTGCAGTTCTGCCCACAGGAACGGGAAAGACAATACTTTTCTCGGCTGTTACGGAAGAATGCGTGCGGCAGGGTAAGCGTGTGCTTATCCTTGCCCACAGAGGCGAGCTGCTCGACCAGGCGGCGGACAAGCTTATGAAGTCAACAGGGCTTGGCTGTGCCACCGAGAAAGCAGAGCAAAGTTGTTTAGGCTCTTGGTATCGTGTAGTAGTAGGCTCAGTTCAGACCCTTATGCGTGAGAAAAGGCTCAAAGGCTTTTCGGAAAATTACTTCGATACCATTATCATTGACGAGGCTCATCACGCTATCTCAGACGGCTATCAGAGAGTGCTTGACCATTTTCCTGAAGCTCAGGTACTTGGGGTAACGGCTACACCTGACAGGGGCGATATGAAGAACTTAGGCTCGGTGTTTGACAGCCTTGCATATGAATACACCCTGCCGCAGGCTATCAAAGAGGGCTATCTTTCACCGATCAAGGCTATCACCATACCGCTGAAACTTGACCTTTCAGGAGTATCAACTCAGGCAGGAGATTTCAAGGCAAGTGATATCGACACGGCACTTGACCCATATCTTTATCAGATAGCTGATGAAATGCTCAAATACTGCAAGGAGCGCAAGACAGTTGTGTTCCTGCCGCTTGTCAAGACCTCTCAGAAGTTCCGTGATATCCTTATCAGCAAGGGCTTTAACGCCGCTGAGGTCAACGGAGAAAGCACAAACAGAGCGGAGATATTAGAAGCTTTCGACAAGGGCGAATACAACGTGCTGTGCAACTCAATGCTCCTCACAGAGGGCTGGGACTGTCCGTCAGTTGACTGCGTTATCGTACTAAGACCAACAAAAGTGCGTGGACTTTACTGTCAAATGGTAGGCAGAGGCACAAGACTTTGCGAGGGAAAGACAGAGCTTTTGCTGCTTGATTTCCTGTGGCACACAGAACGCCACGAGCTTTGCAGACCTGCACACCTTATCTGTCAGAATGAAGAGGTCGCTGAGAAAATGACCGAAAACCTTGCCAATGAGGCAGGCTGTGCAGTAGATATCGAAGAGGCAGAAAAACAGGCAAGTGAGGACGTTGTGGCACAGCGTGAAGAGTCTTTGGCAAAGCAGCTCAAAGAAATGAAAACACGCAAGCGAAAGCTCGTTGACCCTTTGCAGTATGAAATGTCAATACAGGCTGAGGACTTGTCCTCTTACGTTCCTGCTTTTGGCTGGGAGTGTGCTCCTGCTACCGACAAGCAGAAGGCAAAGCTTGAAAAGCTGGGCATTTTCCCTGACGATATAGACAACGCAGGCAAGGCAAAGCTTATCCTTGACCGGCTTGAAAAGCGCCGCAATGCAGGACTTACCACTCCAAAGCAAATAAGGCTGCTTGAAAGCAAGGGCTTTGAGCACGTTGGCTCTTGGAGCTTTGACAGTGCAAGCAAAATGATAGCCCGTATCTCTGCCAACGGCTGGAGAGTGCCGAGAGATATCGACCCGAAGACATACACACCTGAGAACTAAGGAGAAGTGAATGGATAACACAAATTTGCTTAAAATGCTTGAATACATAGACCCTGCAAGCTGTGATTATCAAGAATGGGTCAATGTGGGAATGGCTCTCAAGCACGAGGGCTATTCCGTGAACGATTGGGACAGTTGGTCAAGGTCAGACAGCCGTTATCACAGCGGTGAGTGTGAACACAAGTGGCAAGGCTTTAACGGCAATGCTCAGCCCGTGACCGCAGGAACTATCGTGCAAATGGCAAAGGAAAGAGGATACAGCCCACATGAGTTTAAGGCATACGATTGGGACGGCGAGATAGTTGCAGAAGAAAGCAGCCCCCTTGTAAACGGCGGTGAGGGCATACCGATCACCGAGCCTGCCCAATGGGATCCTGTCAAGGAAATAGTCACATATCTTGAAACACTCTTTGAAGCAGGAGAGAACGTGGGCTATGTTACGCAAACGTGGGAAACAGAGAAGGACGGCAAGACCAAGTATCTGCCTACAAAGGGCTGCTGTGACAGGACGGCAGGGGAGCTTATCAAGAGGCTTGGCGAATGTAACGGCGACATTGGTGCGGTGTTTGGCGACTACAAGGAAGAAGCCGGAGCGTGGATCCGCTTCAATCCTCTTGACGGCAAGGGCGTAAAGAACGAGAATGTAACAGACTACCGCTATGCTCTTGTTGAAAGCGACAGTATGCCTATAGAACAGCAGAATGCTGTGATGAGAGAGCTTGAACTTCCTATCGCTGTGCTTGTATACAGCGGTGGAAAGAGCGTTCACGCTATCGTCAAGATAGACGCTCCCAACTATGATGAATACCGCAGGCGTGTTGATTTTCTTTACAAGGTCTGCAAGGAAAGTGGTCTTGACATAGATAAACAAAACCGCAATCCCTCACGTCTTAGCCGTATGCCAGGCGTTATGAGAAACGGCAAGAAACAGTTCATCATTGACAAGAACATAGGAAAGGAGAGTTTTTCGGAATGGAAAGATTACATAGAGAGTATCAATGATGATCTCCCCGACCCTGAGAGCCTGAGTGCTGAGTGGGACAACCTGCCTGAGCTTGCTCCGCCACTTATTGACGGCGTCCTCAGACAGGGCCACAAAATGCTCATTGCAGGTCCGTCAAAGGCAGGCAAGTCTTATGCACTTATCGAAATGTGCGTGGCGATAGCTGAGGGGGTCAAGTGGTTTGGCTGGCAATGCACCAAGGGGAAGATACTATACGTCAACCTGGAGCTTGACAGAGCATCTTGTCTGCACCGTTTCAAGGACGTGTACACCGCAATGCACCTAGAACCTGATAACCTCAACAGCATAGACATATGGAACTTGCGAGGTCACAGCGTACCAATGGACAAGCTTGCACCAAAGCTTATACGCCGAGCAAGCAAGAAGAATTACATTGCCGTGATAATAGACCCTATCTACAAGGTCATAACAGGTGATGAGAACTCAGCAGACCAAATGGCGCACTTCTGCAACCAGTTTGACAAGGTATGCACAGAGCTTGGCTGTGCGGTCATATACTGCCACCACCACTCAAAGGGAGCGCAGGGCGGTAAGCGTTCAATGGACAGAGCCAGCGGTTCAGGAGTATTCGCCCGTGACCCTGACGCACTTCTTGACCTTTCAGAGCTTGACATTTCAGACAGCCTTTACAAGCAGCAGGAGGACGAAACTGTTTGCCGTATCTGTGAGGACTGGATGAGGAGATTTTACAGAAATACTGATGACCTTTGTTCACAAGACGATCTTGTTACGCCGTCAAAAATGCTGGAGATAACCCACAAGTATCTGCACCCGAACTCATACAAGCTTATGATGACCGACATAGACAAGGCTAAGCTTGCAGTAAGAAACCGCACGGCATGGCGTATAGAGGGTACTCTGAGAGAGTTCCCGAAATTTGCTCCACTCAATATGTGGTTTGATTATCCTGTTCACAGAGAGGATACTGTGGGCGTGCTTAAAGACTGCGAGGTAGAGGACATCTCACCGAATTGGAAAAAGAATTTCAGCAAGAAGAAGACCAATGAAGACCGCAGCAAGGAGCGCAAGGAGAGCATTGAAACAGCTTTCAGCGGTGTGCAGGAGAACGGCAAGTGCCGCATTTCTGAGCTGGCGGAGTACATAGGAAAGAGCGAAAAGACCGTTGGAAGATACCTCAAAGAGCATGGTGGCTTTTGGATAGAAGAGGGAGAATGCGGCTTAAAAGCTCAGTAGACAGACAAGACAAAATCGAATTTTTGAACTTTAGACAGACAGGAAAAAATCGAAAAAGTGTCAGGACAAAATCGAACTTTTTTTTTGTCGGACAATATCGAAAATTACCGAGTTTGTCGGACGGACAGACAAATCTATTATTATAAACAATACTTTTTGTCGGGGGCTTGAAACTGCCCCGACGAAAAAGTAATCAGAATAATGACGCACGAGAGGAGCACACGCAGATGAAAGCAACAAGAAGTAAGGCAAGACAAGACGTTGTTAATGCAGCTAAGAAAATGCCACCGCTTTTTCATAAGCTGCCTAATGAAGATTTCGACTATCGAAAATCACGCACGCTTTGGTGGCTCGTGAAACAGCCGCAGGTACTCAAATACATTTGGGATATGGTCAAACAGTCGGGAGCATTGGTGTATGATGACAAGTCACACAAGTGGCACGGAGTAGATTTCAAATGCGAGGAGGAAGATGATGACTGAATTTTTTATGGCGATGATACCGCCGACGGCTACGGCACAGGAGCACAAGGTGGCAGTGAGAAACGGCAAGCCGATATTTTATGACCCACCCGAAGTAAAGGCGGCAAAGGAAAAGCTAATAGCAAATCTTTCTAAGTATAGCCTTAACACTCCATACCGTGAGGGCGTACGGCTGATAACAAAGTGGCTGTTCCCAAATGACGGCAAACACAAGAACGGAGAGTACAAGATCAGCAAGCCTGACACAGACAACCTGCAGAAGATGTTCAAGGACTGCATGACACTATGCGGCTTTTGGACTGACGACCAGCTTGTGGCGAGTGAGATATGCGAGAAGTTTTGGGCGGACATACCTGGCATTTATGTGAGGATAGAGGAGCTATGACGATACACGAAGTAAAGAAAAGTCTCGGACGCAGGGTGAGCTACAACGGCTCTGATTGCTACGAGCTGACAGGGTGCATTATCCGCAAGAGCAGTAAGACAGGTCAGTTCTTCTATCAGGCAGAGATCGCTGACAAGACTTGCGGCAATACGTTGGTGTATTGTAGGCTGGAAGAGTTGAGGTGTGAGGAGGCAAAAGAATGAAAACACATAATCTGAAACTTAGCATAGAATTTTGTGACGCTGTTCTGAGAGGTGAGAAAACTTTCGAGGTCAGAAAGAATGACAGAGGTTTTCAGACAGGAGATCTGATAAGATTTATACCGACTGACGGAACGTCTTATCACAGCTCAGACGGCACAATAAGAGAACACGCACAACATGAGATATCAGGGCATACATACAAGATAATATATATCCTCAACGGCTGGGGAATAAAGAATGGGTATGTTGTGCTGGGAATAAGAGAGGAGAGATCCTATGGAAAGAAACGACCCAATGACCATGTCACGCCTGAAAGCCTACCGCAGGAACGCCTCAGCCATTGAGGATATCGAGGCGGAGCTTTCAGGCAAATACGTTGCCGACAGTATCAGCGTATGCACTCCGCCGTCCTACACACCACACAGCACACGCATAGACGGTTTCTTGCCAAGCGGCGATACACTTTCATTGCTGTGCGAGCAGGCACGACTTGAAGCCGAGCAGAGGGCTATTGAGGAGTTTATCAAGGGGATAGAGGATAGACAAATGAGGAAGATATTTGTACTCAGGTTTGTAAAAGGCTTTACTTGGATACAGATAGGACACAAGGTCGGAGGTACAGCGGACGGCTGTAGAATGGCGGTCAAAAGATTTTTGCAAAATGCTTAAACTTGTTCGCTCTGTTCGTTTTACCTATGTTATAATTTAAACTGAGGAAAGTGTAGATGTACCTCAGACTTGTACTTTCATTGAAGTCACCTCCAATTTTTTTAAGCCCCGTAAGGGGCTTATGCAGAACGTGAGTGCATGAGCTTACGTTCTGTTCCATACGGTCAGTTGGTTGCCCGTAAAAGCCAACACATAATATTTGAACCGCCGCCAAGCTTTCGGGCTTCGGGCGGTGTATGCAGGTCGAGAGCGAGCCACCGCTCAGATCTGCTCCACCATTTACAAAACTCCTTAAATTATTTTCACAAGAGGCACTCCGAAAGGGGTGTCTTTTGCGTTGCACGGAGGTATACAATGCCAGTACCACGCCCCGACCGAAACGGCTCACATCAAACACAGTTCCGCATCAACAAGAAGAAAATCTATGCTACCCAAACAGTCTGCGGTATCTGCGGTAAACCTGTTGATTTTTCACTAAAGTATCCGCACCCACTGTCAGCTTGCATAGATCATATCATACCCATAGCAAAAGGCGGTCACCCCTCAGCCCTTGAAAACCTACAGCTTGCTCATTGGTGTTGCAATCGTCAGAAATCTGATAAATTGGTAGAAAAACAGGTGTTTGACCAAAAGGTTGAAGCCGTATCCAACCGTGTTTTACCGCAAACTTTTGATTGGAAGTCGATTTAAGCACGAATTTTCACGAAGTTTCCAAATTTTTGAGTATATGTGGGGCATACCACCCCCTTTGAGGGGCAATTTCACGTTCACGCCTTCATTGTGTAAATATCTCGCAGAATTTTAAACAGGAGCAAAAATATGACAAACGAAATATACGGAATTGACTATCTGCGACGCAGACTTGCCGATAAACAAACACGAGTGCTATTGAGATATAAGTACTACGAAATGAAAAATAACACACAGGACTTTTCAAGCCTTGCTCCCGAAAAATTCAAGGGGCTAAAGGAAACTGTCGGTTGGTGTGCGAAAGCAGTCGATAGCCTTGCTGACCGCTTGCAGTTCGATGAATTTCAAAATGATGAATTTGATCTGAGCGAAATATTCTTGTCAAACAATCAGGATATACTCATTGACTCTGCGGTGCTTTCGGCTCTTATCTCAGCGTGTTCTTTCGTCTATATCCGAGAAGATAACGGCTATCCTCGCCTGCAGGTAATTGACGGCTCAAATGCTACCGGTATCATTGACCCTGTGACAAATCTGCTTACCGAGGGTTATGCAGTGCTTGAGCGTGACAGCATGGGTGTTGTAAAGACAGAGGCTTATTTCATGGCAGGCATGACGGAAATATACTCCCATGGTGTGCTTGTTCAGCGTATACCAAACGCTGCACCATATGCACTGCTCGTGCCAATAATATATCGTCCTGACGCAAAGCGTCCGTTCGGTCACAGCCGTATTTCAAGAGCCTGCATTGCCTATACGCAGACAGCTCTCAGAACTATAAAACGCTCTGAGGTGTCGGCTGAATTTTACAGCTTTCCTCAAAAATATGTGCTTGGATTATCTGAGGACGCAGAGTTCAATAACCGCCTTGCTACGATATCCTCTTTTCTGAACTTCACAAAAGACGGCGACGGCGATCACCCCATTGTAGGACAGTTTCAACAGCAATCAATGACGCCATATACTGAACAGCTGAGAACGCTTGCAAGCCTGTTCGCAGGAGAAACAGGGCTGACCCTTGATGACTTGGGCTTTGCCACCGAAAACCCCTCCAGCGCAGAGGCTATCAAGGCAGGTCATGAAAACCTACGATTAACGGCACGCAAGGCGCAGAGGACGTTCGGAACAGGTCTGCTCAATGTGGGCTATCTTGCCGTTTGTATCCGTGACAGATACGCATATCAAAGAGATGCGTTCAGAGATACAAAAGTCGCATGGTTGCCTATCTTCGAGCCTGACGCTGCGGCACTCTCGGGTGTGGGCGACGCTATCTTGAAGATAAACCAGGCTGTGCCTGACTATCTTGGTGCAAGAAACATAAAGGCTCTCACAGGTATGGAGAGTGACGGCAAATGAGCGCACTTTCAGACAAAATAAAAAGCGACCTTGTCAAGCTTTCAAAGAGCAACGGGCACTTGCAGAGCATTATAAAAAGGCTTGAAAGCGGTAACGCAAACCTCGCTGATGTTGATGACTTTGCACAGGCAACAGGAGCTGTGCTGAAAAAAGTCTTTGAGAAAAGCATAACCGAAAGCCCAAAGGCTTTTACAGATGAACAGCTTATTGCTGAGATACTCGGTGATATATTCGGTGATAATTACGAACTTATAAACTCTGTGGCTGAGAATATCCAAAAGCAGCTTGATAAGGCGGCAGGCATAGGCATAAAGCCGCAAAGAGCAGATTTTCCCTCTGAGAGGATAGAAAATCTTGCAAAAGTAACTGCTCAAAAGGACCTTACCGACAAGACGTCGCTCAGCGAGTTCACTGCGTCAGTTGAGAACATAAACGGCTCGATTTTCACCGATTATGTCAAAACAAATGCTGACTTTCGCAGTAAGGCAGGACTTAAAGTCTACGTTATCCGTTCAGACCACAGCAAGTGCTGCGCATGGTGTTCAAAGCTTGTAGGAAAGTACGTCTATCCTGATGTTCCAAAGGACGTGTGGCGGCGGCATAAGCGCTGCACCTGTGAGATAACCTACGTCAATGAAAAGGCAGGCACATATGATCAAATAAGCTATTCAGACGTTCAAAACGGCAAAGAGATCGAAACACGCAAGCAGGTCACAAGGCTCACACCTGAGCAGGCGAGAGCTAAGGAAAAAGAAGTGCTTAGCAGGATTGACAAATCGAAAAAAAGTGGTATAATGAAATCAGGAAGAAACCTTGAACGAAAAGAGCAAAACATAGGTGCGTTCTCAACGTTGACAGTGCCAATGCAGAAAAGAGAAATTCTGAACATATGTAGAAAATATTCTATTGATACTAGCGGAATAACCTTTAAGATTCAGCGTTCTGAAAAACTCCTTGCACTTCCTTTTTATGGCTCAACAGACTATAATAACATAGGAAGAATAGACTTGTTCCCAAGTGCATTTTCTTCTGAAGAGGAATTAGTAAAAACCATATTGCATGAAAAGTGCCACGTTTTACAGCTAAAGAAACATGGCAAAGCATATGCTCAGCAAAACTTAGATTTAATGGAAAAACAAGCTTATAGGTTTGAACGATTATTTTATAGCTTGGTTACAAAGAGGTGATAGTATGAAATGGCTTGACAATCTAGCGAGTATAAAGCAGCTCCATAAGGCAGGCAAATGCCCATATTGCGGACAAGAAAATACAGATTACAGATTGCTTGAAATAAGCAGTGGTAAAGGATATGGAGATGTTTGGTGCAATGACTGTAAAAAAGCTTTTCATATTTCTCGTATAGAAGTATCAGAGACAGACATTCGAGAAAAGCAGTTACCTCCTGAACTCAAATATTAGTTAATAACCGCTCCGCTACGGCGAGGCGGTATTTTTATACCCAAAATCAGAAAGGACGGATAAATATGAATTTTGGACAGGCAATTGAAGAAGCAAAGAGAGGTAAGAAAATAGCAAGAAAAGGCTGGAACGGCAAAGGACAGTATGTTGAGCTTGCCACTAATGTTAGTTATAAATCCCCCAATGGTACTGTGACAAATGTAAACCATAAGGATATGGGCAATAAAGCATTAGCGTTTGTGGGAACTTCGGGTGTACAACTTGGGTGGCTTGCAAGTCAAGCAGATATGCTGTCGGAAGATTGGCAGACAATAGACTAATCAAACATCGGAACTAAGCACCTTAACGGGTGCTTTTTTCACACCCAAAAGGAGGTAATTCCCTATTGAGGATAAGAGAGTCGGCAGGCAGACCCCCACCACAGCCCTTGTCCTGCCTTATGAGCAGACTAAGGGCAACGAGGCTGTAGAGTTATATAACAGCACAGGCAGAACTGCTCAGGAATGGCAGGAAATACAGCTATATGACATAATGGCGACCAATGACGAGGGATTGTGGACGCATATGAAATACGGCTACAGCGTGCCAAGACGTAACGGAAAATCTGAAATACTTATAATGCGTGCTCTCTGGGGACTTATCCACGGAGAGCGTGTTCTTTATACGGCACACAGAACGACCACCTCTCACAACGCATGGGAAAAGGTCATTGAACGTCTTGCAAAGGCAGGATATACCGAAAAAGAGGATTTCAAGAGCACAAAACAGTTTGGCCTTGAACGTATCGAGTGGCTCAAAGATAATGACGGAGGTCTTATCAACTTCCGTACACGTTCATCAAAAGGCGGACTTGGTGAGGGCTATGACCTGCTCGTTATAGATGAGGCTCAGGAGTACACGGCTGACCAAGAAAGTGCATTGAAATACGTTGTTACCGATTCTGCAAACCCTCAGACACTGATGTGCGGCACTCCTCCTACTGCGGTATCATCTGGAACTGTGTTCTATCAGTATCGCCGTGATACGCTTAGCGGTACTAACGTTGACAGCGGCTGGGCAGAGTGGAGCATACCTGAAATGGCTGACGCACATGACCCTGAACTTTGGTATGAAACAAATCCCTCACTCGGTACGATACTGACCGAGCGTAAGATACGTTCAGAGCTTGGCAAAGACCAGACAGACGATAATATTCAGCGTTTAGGTCTGTGGTTAAGATACAATCAGAAGTCCGCTATAAGCCGGGAGGAATGGCATAACTATCAGCTTGATACAGCACCAAAACTTTCAGGCACGCCTGAACTGTTCTTCGGTGTTAAGTATGCAAGATATACGGCAAATGTTTCTCTTGCAGTTGCTGTTAAAACTTCTGACGGCAAAATATTCGTTGAAGCTATCGACTGCCGCCCTGTGCGAGAGGGGAACGGCTGGATAATCTCATATCTCAGAAATCCTCACGCAAGGCAAGTGACCATAGACGGTGCAAACGGACAGGCTGTGCTTGAAAGTGATATGAAAGATGCAGGAGTTAAGTGCAAGGCTGTGCTGCCAAAGGTTGCTGAGGTGGTGCAGGCGTCAGCTCAGTTTGAGCAAAGTCTGTTTGCTGATAAGATATGCCACGCAGAACAACCTGCACTTGAGCAGGCTGTTTCAAATTGCGAACACAGAGCCATAGGCTCAGGCGGAGGTTTTGGTTACAGCTCTATTATGGAGGGTGCTGACATTTCGCTGTTAGAGTCGGTGGTGCTTGCACATTGGAGCTGTGCGAACGCTAAAGAAAAGAAAAAGCAAAAGATAAGCTACTGATATTTGAAAGGAATGATATTATGACAGAAGAATTTGAGCCTGTCACGACGCAGGAACAGCTTGACAAGATAGTAAATGCCAAGCTTGAGGAAAACACAAATGCTGTCACAAAGCAGTTTGAGGGATATGTTTCCCCTGCTGATATGGCAGAAAAGGTCAAGGGCTATGAAACCACTATAGCAGACCTTACGGCAAAGGGCAAGGCGGCTGAACAGAGCCTTTTCAGGGTGAGAGCCGCACAGGAGTATGGACTTCCTGCGGAGCTTTCCGACAGGCTCAGCGGTGAGGACGAGAAGTCTATAAGAGCCGATGCAGAAAAGATGTCAAAATATTTCAAGACATCACACAATGCCCCTGATTTCAGAGCAGAGGGCGACCCAAGCAAAAGCAGTGCGGAAAACGTACTTAGAAAAACACTTGAAAAGCTGAAAGGAGAATAATCATGGCAGAAACAATTAAGAGAGGCACACTTCTTGAGCCTGAAACAGTAACAAGCATTTTTTCAACAGTAAAGGGTCATTCCACCCTTGCAAAGCTCAGTGGCAGAAATCCTGTATCTTTTAACGGCAACGACTATTTCGTTTTCTCTATGGACGATGAGGCGGACGTTATCGGTGAAAGCGAGGCTAAATCCGCAGGCAGTGCGAAGCTCGGAAAGGTGACGATGAGACCGCTCAAAATCGAATACGGCGCACGCTTCAGTGACGAGTTCATCTATGGAACAGACGAGAAAAAGCTTGAGGTCATGAAAGCATTTGTAGAGGGTGCGGCAATAAAGTTTGCCCGTGCTATTGACATTCTTGGTTTTCACGGAATCAATCCGAGAAAGAAAACTGTTGTCGCTGCTCTCGATAATAACTATATCGACAAGGCGGTAGCTGACAATAGTGCAAAGGTCGATTTTGACAGCACAGACCCTGAGGGCAATCTTGAAGACGCTATTGCTCTGCTTGGCGACTACGAGGCAACAGGCTTTGCACTTTCAAAGGACTTTGCCTCTGCACTTGCAAAGCTCAAGGTCAACGGCGTAAAGCAGTATCCTGAGTTTGGTCTTGGTGCAAATCCAGGCAATCTCAATGGCACGGCTTGTGACGTCAACTCCACTGTAAACTTCAATAAAGGTACAGACAGAGCTATCGTCGGCGACTTTGCGAGAGCCTTTAAGTGGGGCTATGCTAAGGAACTTCCTTTGGAGGTTATTCCTTATGGCGACCCTGATAACTCAGGCAGAGATCTGAAAGGACACAATGAGGTGTATCTCAGAACAGAGGCTTATATCGGCTTTGCTATCCTTGACCCTAAGGCGTTTGCAGCCGTTCAGGCCGTTCAGGCAACAGAATGAGCAGCGTTTATGCCACTATCGACGACATAGCAGTATACGGACGAAAGCTTACATCACAGGAGCAGCAGGCGGCGGATAGTCTTATCGAGACCGCCTGCGCAAAGCTCCGTGTTATAGGCAAGCGTTACGGCGTTGATGTCAATGCCCTTGTGACAAGTGATGAAGACTATGCGTTGACAGTAAAGGCGATAATCTCAAAGGCTGTTGTGAGAAGTCTTGACTGTTCGGCTGATAATGCACCACCTGCTGTGCAGGCGTCGCAGGCAGCTATGGGCTATTCGGTGTCAATGACTTATCTCAATTCAGGACAATCTTTATATTTTCTCAAAAACGAATTGAAAGAGCTTGGTATCATTCGTCAGAGGTGGGGAGCTATGGAGGTATATGACTATGAGAACAATGATAAAGGGAATTTCGGTGAAGCTTAAAGTGCAAACGCAGACAGGCGTTGACGGCTTTGGCAGACCAACTTATGAGGATAGCTGGGAGCTTGTTGACAATGTTCTTGTAGGCGAGCCGTCGTCTGATGATGTTATAAGCGAGCTTAACTTATCGGGCAAGCGAATAGCTTACACCCTTGCAATTCCAAAAGGAGATACACACGTTTGGGAAAACACAGAGGTCGAGTTCTTCGGCAGGAAATTTTGTACCATAGGTTTCCCGATAGAGGGTATCGAAGAAAATCTGCCTCTTAGCTGGAACAAGAAAGTCAAGGTGGAACGCTATGGATAAGGTAAAGATAGTTCTTGACCGCAAGGCAGTAAGGCAAATGCTGCGTTCAAAAGAGGCTGAGAACATATGCCGTGAGTTTGCCGACAAAGCGGCACAGCGGCTGGGTGACGGCTACGAGGTGTCCACCTATTCAGGTAAAAAGCGTGTGAACGCAAGCATAAAGGCTGTGACCTACAAGGCGAGAAAGGAAACAAAGCAGAACAATGCTATCTTAAAGGCGGTGCTGAACAAGTGATAGAAGAAATTATACTGAACTATCTCGGTGAAACCTTAGATGTTCCTGTTCTTACGGAAGAAGCCCTGGCAACTACGGAAACCTTCGTGTTGCTTGAAAAGATAGGCTCGTCTGAAAGCAATGGGATATCTTCGGCGACATTTGCAGTGCAATCATACGCTAAAAGCCTTTACGAGGCGGCAAGGCTCAATCACACCGTCAAGACAGCTATGCGTGACGCTGTGACTCTTGATGACGTCATATCCTGCAAGCTGAACAGCGACTACAACTACACCGATGAGGAAACAAAGCGATACCGCTATCAGGCAGTATTCGACATACGATATTACGAAAAGGAGAGATAACAATGTCAAACACCAACAATGCAAACAACGTTACCGCAGGCAAGCCTAAGATAGGCGGTGCGGTATATCGTGCACCTAAAGGCACAACGCTGCCGACAGACGCAACATCGGCTCTTGCAGCGGAGTTCAAGTGCCTTGGCTATTGCTCAGAGGACGGACTTTCAAACGGCAATGACCGCTCAAACAGCAACGTAGCAGCCTGGGGCGGAGATGTAGTGCTCAATATGACCAACGCAGGCAGTGACACATTCACGCTGACGCTCATCGAAACGCTCAACGAGGAAGTGCTCAAAACTGTCTACGGCTCTGATAACGTCACAACTGCACTTGAGGGCAAGGACATAACAGTTGCCGTGAACGGCGGCTCTGACGAGGAGAGCGTGTATGTTTTCGAGCTTATCCTCAAGGACGGAGCTTTAAAGCGTATCGTAGTCCCTTGTGCCTCTGTAACGGCTCTGGGCGAGATCAAGTATATGGACACTGACGCAGTGGGCTATAACATCACGCTGACAGCCGTCAACGACAGCAAGGGCAACTCACACTATGAGTACATTCACCTGAAATCTGAGTAACAGGAGGAAGATCATATGCTTAAAGGTATCACAAAAAGCGGTTTTGACTATGAGATAGAGGATAAGGCTCTTGACAACTGGGAGCTGCTTGAATCACTTGTGGCGATAGATGAGGGCGACACTGCCGCTGTCATCAAGGTGGCAAGACAGCTCCTTTCCAAGGCACAGCTCGACAGCCTCAAAGAGCATTGCAGAGATATAGACACAGGAATAGTGTCAAGAAACAAGATGCTTGCAGAGATCGCCGATATACTGAAAGGCGAAGGCTCAGAGGGCGACAAAACAAAAAACGCCTGAGGGCTGTCTGCGGACTTGCCCATATGATATGCCGTGATGAGATGTCGCTTGCCTGCGATCTCGCAGAGGTCTATCACATATACGACTACAAAACGCTGCCGCTTTCCTCAGTGGCGGCGTTTTTTATGGGTCTGCGTCCCGACAGCCGATGCAAGATGCTGCTCTCGGGGGATAAGGTCACTCTTGACACGCTCCTTGCTGCAATGATATATGACAAGCTTGCGTGGCTGCAATGGGCTAAAACGAAAGACGGTGCAAGAGGTGTGAACATACCCGAAACTGTTGTTTCAAAGCTTTTAGGCGACAGTGAGAGCAAGACACGAGGATTTACAAGTATCGAAGAATTTGAAAAAGCAAGGCAAGAACTGATAGGAGGTGAAACGTAATGGCGGAAGGAACTAAGCTTGCGGACGCATATGTGCAGATAATACCTATCTCAGAGGGCATAACAGGCAGAATAAAAGACCTGTTCAAAGACCTGCCCGACGAGGGCGACAAGGCAGGCGACAAAACAGGCAGCTCCTTTGCCTCAAAGCTCAAAAAAGCTGTTGCGGCGGCAGGTGTGGGAGTGGCTATAAGCAAGGTCGTCACCTCTGCATTCACTGAGGGTGCGGCACTTGAACAATCTCTTGGCGGTGTTGAAACGCTCTTTAAAAAGCACGCTGATATCGTCAAGAAGAACGCACAGGATGCCTACAAGACCGCAGGAGTAAGTGCAAACGAGTATATGGAGAACGTCACGAGCTTTTCTGCGTCGTTGCTTTCATCTCTTGGCGGTGACACTCAAAAGGCTGCAAATGTCGCCCACACTGCTATGGTGGATATGTCCGACAACGCCAACAAATTCGGCTCGGATATGCAGTCTATACAAAACGCTTATCAAGGTTTCGCAAAGCAGAACTACACAATGCTTGACAACCTCAAGCTTGGCTACGGTGGAACAAAGTCTGAAATGGAAAGGCTTTTGCAGGACGCTCAGAAGCTCAGCGGAGTTGAATACAACATTGATAATCTGAGTGACGTATACAACGCTATCCACACAATTCAGCAAAACCTTGATATCACAGGCACAACAGCCAAAGAGGCAAGCACCACCTTTTCAGGCTCCTTTGCAAGCATGAAAGCTGCCGCCAAGAACTTTCTTGGTGTGCTTACATCAGGTGGTGATGCTGACAAGGCTTTCAATGACCTGATAGGTTCGACAGAAACATTTTTCGGTAACGTAAAGCGACTTGCAAAGAGCTTTGTATCTCAAACGGCAAAGGTATTTGATTCAGCAGTTGGTCAGCTTTTTGAGAAAATGGGCGTTGACGCAGAAAATATAGAGGGTGTTATAGAGGGTGTTCACAACGCCCTTAAATCCATAACAGCGGCAATTGTGACATTCATTGCGGTGTCAAAGGTGTCTGCGGTCACAAAGTCCTTTGAGGGGCTTACTCTGCAAATGATACAAGGCAAGGCTATGGCAACAGCCATGAATGCCGAAATGGCTATAACTCAAAATCTTGCGGCAGGTATCGCCGCAGGTGTTGCACTCATAGGCAGTGCGATCATAAATCATTTTGCCAATGAGATAGACGTCACAGAAAGCAGTATAGTGAATTTGTCCGAGAGCGTCAAACAGTTTTCGGACAAATGTCTTTCCACCAAGAGTGCCGTTGAAAGTCTTCACGAAGAACTTGCCGACAGCACAGACAGTAATAAAAAGCAGGCTGACTCTTATCGTGCACTCAATGACAGGCTCAAAGAGCTGAATGAAACTGAAAATAAAAGTGCTGATGAAAAAGCCGAAATGCAATCCATTATAGATCAGCTCAACGGCGATATAGACGGACTTAATCTGACCATTGACGAGCAGACAGGCAGCCTTAAAAACAACGCAGCAGCGGTGAGCAATATGCTTGACGCTTATGCGGATATGCAGGACACGAAAGAGCTGCAGGACAAGCTTGCGGAGGCTCTGAGAAACCAAGCGGCGGCTCAGAACGAGTATGATGAAGCACTTGAACGATACAAGCAGGCTAAGGCTGACGGCTTGACAGGTGATGATTTTGACGCACTTGCACTGTCGCTGAACACAGCCCACGGCGCACTTCTTACCGCTAATAGCGACCTCTCGACAGTAAGACAATCCATAGAGGACGCAAGCACAGCTCAGAAAGAATTTGCAGACGCTTATGCTCTTACCACAGGCTCGATAGCAGAACTCTCGGAAGAAACGCTGTCGCAGATAAATGACATCTGCGGCAAGTATGCAGACGCATACAAAACCCAGCACGATCTTGTGTTCGGACAGATAGATCTTCTTGACGAGTTCTGTGGAAAGTCAGATGTGACCGCCGAACAGCTTATCGCAAATCTTGACGATAACATAAACGGCTTTACCGACTGGGAAAACAACCTTGCTAAGCTGAAGAAAAAGGTCGCAGACGGCATTATCTCACAGGACTTTTACAATAATCTTGAAGAAATGGGTCCAAAGGGCGCAGGCTACGCAAAGGCGTTTGTTGATATGTCAGATAAGGAACTCAAGAAATACTCTGTAAAGAGCAAGGGCATTTTTGACGAAATGAATGACTACGTTGACAGAAGTATGAGCAAGATGAAAGATTCTTCTGCAAAGCTACTTGATGAGCTTGTGGGAATGGCAGGTCAGCGAAACTTTGAAATGAGAGCGGCATACGAGGTCTTAGGACAGTATGCCGCAGACGGCTATGCGGACGGCATAAAAGGCAGAATGCCCATAGTAAATGCCACAGTAAGTGAAATGATACGAAACGGCATAACCGCCGCAAGGCTTGCTCAGGATTCACATTCTCCGTCAAGAGTTTTCCGTACACTTGGCGGATATGTGGGAGAGGGATATGCTCTTGGTGTGGCTGATGAAACGTATCTCGCAGTGCAGGCTTCTGAAAACATGGTCAGATCTGCTATACAAAGTGCCAGCAGTGTTGACAGCAGGATAGATGTATCTTCACTGAGAGAGCAGACAGCTACACAAACTGTGCCTGATACGTCAAACATGGGTATGCGGTCGGCTATACTCAACGCCCTTGCAGAGTATGCCTCTGTTTACGGCAAAAGCGCCAAACAGCCTATCAATGTAACTGTGGAGATAGACAAGCGAGCTGTTGGCAAGGCTGTGGTAGAAGATATAAACTCGCTGACAAAGCTTAATGGCAAGTCACCGCTTGTATAGGAGGTAATGCAATGGAATATCTTAAATTTGGTGATACTGAAATAGCTGTGCCGACAACGTTCACAATAGATAAGAAAAAAATAATGTCCGATAATGCAGGGCTTTCCTCGACCTGCAAATATGTGGGTGACGTAAAGGGGCTACAGACCACGCTTCACATAGAGTGGGCAAATCTTAAACCGCAGGAAGTAGCAATTATAAATGAGTATGTTCTGAATGTGCAGGACGCTGATTTTCCTGTTACCTACCTTGATGAAACGTTCAACATGGTCACGGTACGTTTTAGGGCAGAGGGTACAACATACGAGCAGTGGGGTTGGGATAAGAAAAGACAGCTTTGCAAGGTGCTTTCCCTTGACCTTTATGCCTATTCCGGTACAGGTGAGGTGACATAAATGTACACAGTAAGCGACATTGTATCATCAAAGATAGAGAGCTATTGCAGAACGTGGAGAATGGAGCTTGAAGACACAAACAGCATACTTACAGGCGACAAGATAGTATCTGCAAGCAGTACAGCTCAAAGCACGTCCTTGTCTGATGACATCGAGCTGGGCGCAGTGTGTTCACAATCGTGGAACATGACCATAAGTGACACTGAAACAGCGTTTCTCGGCAAAGAGTATGACACATATCTATACCTCATAGACTACGAAACTAGCGGCATACTTGCAGGTGAAAAGATACCAATGGGGCGTTTCACCTGCGTAAAATCAAAGAAATCGGGCGGCAGTGTCCAGCTGACAATGGCGGACAGGCTGTACTTTTCGGATAAGTCATATGTACCTCACATACCTATGCCGAACTGGAATAAAGCCGTTGAAGACGACATATGCAGACAGCTTGGTTTGCAGAATGGAAATGATTACACAGAGGTGCGACTACTGCGTGACAAGAACGGCAGAAGGTTGATAGATAAGAACGGCAAGGTGCTGTACTCAAAATACTTTTACTTCAAGGTCAGCTCAGTACCGAAAGACGTGACCATGCGCCAAATGTTGTCCTATCTGGCTTCTGCTCAGGGCGAGTTTGGGTATGTTGACAGGTACGGAAAGTACGTCCGAAAGTGGTATGGCAAGAGTGTGAAAACATTGGATAACAACACAATAGATCTGCCTACTCTTAGCGAACGACAAAACGTTATCGTGGGCATTATCTGCAAAGTGAGTGATGATGAAACGTTGTCGCTTGGCGTGACGGACACAACACAGGGTAGAGTTTTGGAGTTTGAAAATCCGTACATGACAGAGTCTTTGCTACAATCTCTGTGGCGCAGGATAGGAGGCTTTTCGTGGTATACTACAGAATTGTATCACAGATTAGGCGATCCACGTTTCGACATAGGTGACGTGGTGACCTACACCAACGGTACAGACAGCTATGATATACCGATAACAAATTTAGGATTTACCTTTGACGGCGGACTGAGTGCTGATATTTCGGCGGTAGGTTTGAGCGTTGAAGAACAGCTTTAAGGGGGGCGAGATAATGGCTGATGAAAATTTGACATTGTCGCAGGATATCACCGAAAACGATTATCCTATGCAACACGCAGGTGAGGAAATCGATGAGATATTGAGCCGAGCCGGCAAGATACACTATGGCACTGTGGAACACAAGATGACGGGAGCAAATGCGCTGATGCGGATACCGCTTGGACTGACCTTTGCACCTAAACAGGTCATAGCAACGCTACGGCAGACAGACACACCAACACCATACAAGACGTTCTGCACTCATGTGAATGGGTCGGGAAAGTCGTACTATCTGAACGTCTGCATGGGATCTAATAACGGGTCAACAGTGGAAAACGTTCCTGTTGGCACGTACTATGTTGACTACATTGCAATAGAGGGGTGATTAAATTGACAATAACACTAAACACAGACTACGACGTAGCCCTAAGCACAGCCCTACTGGGCTATGTCGGTGAAACAAATGCTAGACCCGTGTCGGTTGAAGGGCTGACAGTAGACGGCGCAGACCGCTATGTGTTGACTATCGACTATGGCGATGGCGTGACGTATGAGGTGGATATCACAGGTGGCACATGGACACCTACGGCTGATATACTGCGGTCAGCGCAGACAGTCAGCTGTCAGATAGCGGCGAAGAAGCTGTCAGGCGATGAGTATATTTTAGTTAAAAAATCACGCATTTTCCGTCTGAGAATAGGTGCGGCTATCGGTGATAATGCCGTGCCGTCACCTGATGTGGCGATGGACGCACTAGACCGCATAGACGCCATAGGTAAACAGGCGCACGCAGATATGCAGACAGCCGTCACCGCCGCAGAAACAGCGACAACGTCTGCTGAGGACGCAAAGAAATCTGCCACAGCCGCAGGAGTATCAGCCGATACGGCAACGCAGGCGGCAAGCCGTGCTGAGACCGCAAAGGCGGCGGCTGAAACGTCCGCAACACAGGCAGACACCGCCATGCAGGGTGCAGAAATCGCACGTCAGCAGGCGGTCACTGCACAGAACGCCGCAAAGATATCCGCAGCCCAAGCATCAACGGCGGCACAGCAAACCACAGCTGATAAGAATATAACAGCAGGCTACGCTAAAACTGCTAAGACCAATGCTGACAGCACTGCGGCAGACAGACAGGCGGTGCAGGAAATGGCGGAACAGGTCACGGTTGACAAGGCGACAGTGGCAGAAAATGCCGCTAAGGTCGCAGAAGACAGAACAGCCGCTGAAACCGCTGCGCAGACAGCACAGGCGGTGGCTGACAGTTTGCCTGATGATTATGTGACGGCTGTCGGGAAGATAGCCGAGAATACAGCTGAAATAGCTAACGTAAAGCTGACGGATAAAGAGTTGCAAAGGCGTGTGGACGCACTGTATTCCATCGGTCAGGGTGTGACCCATAAATTTGAAACGGACAGCGAAACGGCGTATCAGAAAGCAGTGCCTACAGGTGGTAAGCTGATGAGCGTGAAGTCAATAGGCGGTCATTCTGAGGTCATTGACGGGGAAATTGTTAGTGCTGGGGTGACAGAGGTTGTGGAGCAGGGACGAAATTTGTTTGATGTTGAAAAATGTGCAGCATTAGGTCTGTATTACGGTTTTGAAATTGACACAAATAAAACACTACAAATAGCCCTGAAAGACGAAAAAACGTGTCCGACAAATGTGTCGTTTGGAATTGTGTATGTTCATGGCAACACAATGGCAAACTGGCTGATTACATCGAATGGTGTCAGAGAAACTATAACAAATTCTAGGGATATGACCGATTCAACACAAATTATGGTGGCATGTTATCCAGGTAACAAAGAAACCATGCAATCAATAGCTGACGCATTTGATATAATGCTTGTGGATGGTATATACAAATCAGATACCATGCCAGCCTACGCCCCCTACCACAGCAACGTTTACCCAATCCCAGAAACCATTAGGGCACTGCCTGGCTACGGTTGGAGTGCAGGAACGGCACGAAACTACGTTGATTATGAGAATAAACGATACGTTCAGTGTGTTGGGAATATGGATTTGGGAACGCTGGATTGGGAATTTAATACGACTTCCAGTGTTGGAAATCATTTCTATGCGTACGTGAAACATCTCAATTTTAAATATCTAGGTGTATTTGGAACAACCGTTTATAATGTATTGTGCAGTAAATATGTGACAGTTGCGAGAAGTTCCAATGTATTTGTCGATAAAACACTCACGCTAGACGGAGGTAGTACCACAGTTTCGCAAATTCAGGTCAAAGACACCACCTACACCGACGCAGCCGCATTTAAACAGGCAATGCAGGGTGTTATCCTGTATTACGAACTAGCGAACCCTATCGTAACCGATATTTCAAACCTGATTGATGATGATTTCCTGCGAAATATCGAAGTCGAAGCAGGCGGTTCAATCACGTTCAAAAACGGCAATGACAGCTATCTGATACCAGTTCAAAATGAAGAAGAATATATCGTGAAGCTGAGTGAAGTGGGAGGTACAACATGACAGAGTTGCAGAAAAAGATGGTTGAGAAGTTAGGATTATCACAAGAAGACTTCCAACCAAAGAAGGCTACAAAGGTTGATGAGTTGGAAGCTCAGGTGCTATATACTGCACTGATGACTGATACTCTAATTGGAGAGGAAGAGGAAGATGTATAGAAAAGTCAAGAGGTTGTATGATTTAGGTTTGTACACTGCTGAGCAGGTCAAGGATTTTGCCGACAGGGGAAAAATAACCCCTGAGCAGTATGAGAAAATCACAGGACAGAAATATGAAAGTGAGGAGCAGTAATGAAAGAAAACACAACAAAAATAATAATATCAGCAATAGCCGCAGGGCTGTCAGCGTATTTCCGTGTTATGGCGATACCTATAGTCATTCTGGTACTTGTGATGATCATTGACTACATTACAGGAATGTGGAAAGCATGGAATAGGGGCGAGCTGTCAAGCCGTGTCGGTCTTAAAGGGCTTTTTAAAAAGGTCGGCTACATATTTGTGGTGGCGGTGTCAGGCGTACTTGATTGGCTCTTTATCTCAGGACTTTCACAGATAGGCATTGAGGTAAACGTCAGCTTTTACTTCGGTCTTATCGTAACGATATGGTTTATCATCAACGAGTGTATTTCTATCTTGGAAAATCTTGCGGTGATAGGTATACCATTGCCGTCATTCTTGGTGAAAATCGTACACAAACTGAAAATCACAGTTGAAAACAAAGTGGATACAAACGAAAGCGAGGAATAGAAAATGACATATGATGAGTTTATCAAGAAGCACAATGGTGTAGCTGTTAACTATGACGGCGCAGCAGGCAAACAGTGTGTAGACCTTGCAACGGCATATTTCAACGAGGTCTTCAGCTCAGGCATCAAGAATTTCTGGTATGATGCACATCACTTTTGGGATTTGTTTGACAAAAATACTTGGCTGAAAGCGAATTTCATAAAGGTAAAGAACACGCCAAGTTTCGTGCCGAAAAAGGGTGATGTAGCGATATGGTCAGGCACGCTGAATGGCGGCTGGGGTCACATAGCAATCTGCACCGGTGAGGGCAACACGAGTTATTTTTATTCGTATGACCAAAACTGGAGCGGAAAAGCTTGCACTAAGGTCAAGCATACTTACGACCACATTGCAGGCTTCCTGAGACCAAAGAACCAGAGCAAGATAAGTGCGAAAGTGCTTGACAAGACAGGCTACAAGCAGGGCAACAAAACAAACGGTGTGCTTGCACTCAAGGAACTGCTGCTTCTTGCAAAGGCGGTCAAGCTTCACAGTGTGGGCATGGACAAGAACGGTACATACGGAAAAGGTACTGCAAAGGCAGTTAATACCCTGCTGAAAAAGTGGGGATATTATGAGAACGGTATCGCAGGCGTGAACTTCATCAAGAAGCTCAGCGACGAGATTACAAAGAAGATAAAGTAGGTAGAATTTCAGCCGTCTCGGAGTGATCTGAGGCGGCTGATTTTTTTTGCTTGCTGAAATCCAAGCGACCGCAAGTTTCAACACAACCCTAAACACAACCCTATCGCAAAAATTCACAGCATATCACAGAACATCACACAAAACAAAAACAGCTATCAAACCACGCATTTACGCAATTTAATAGCTGTTTTGCTGGAGCTGCTAACCGGGCTTGAACCGGTGACCTCGTCCTTACCAAG